GCCGTCATACTCATCGTATTGACCTTTGTTTAATTCGTAATGGTAATCTATGTCTAATACTATTAAGTCTTTTTGTGCCGTACAGAATATTCTGTCCTTATATATTACATTTGTTTTTAATGGGTCAGAAAAAATAGTCATATCGTAAAAATGACCCTCTACCATATTTTGATAAGTAGAATTGTAGACATTAAAATCATCTCTTATAATTTCAATATTGCCTACTCCACCAATTCTTGGCACTAATGGATAGTCTACAGTTACATTTGTGCTATCATCTCTAATAGTCATAACTGCGTCTGTTACATACTCTCTTGGAATGCAAGTAAATTTATTTCCAGCTTGTGGTTTAAATAATATCATATATATATAACGACAATTTACAGATTATTTACATATTAAAGCAAAAAAAAGGGCATCTAACAAAAGAAACCCTTTTAAAAATAATAAAAAAATATTAGTTTGGTGCAATCGCTGCGGATGCTACTGGTGTTGGTGCAGAAGATAAAAACAGCGGAGCCGTTTCTTCCATACCCTCAAATGTAAGTGTAAAACCAGATAAATCTCCAGCCGCTGCTCCAGTAACTACTGTACCGCCAGTTACTTCCATTCCATTTTCTGAGCCACATAAAAAGAAATTACCATAATAATCTTCAACAACTGCATAAGGTCTTGCAACTGCAACAGTTTCTAATTCTCTTTGAGTACAAGGGTCAAGGTAAGTTAATGTAAGGTTTAAAGTTTGTGTGTAAAAAGTAGTACCATTTTCTCTTGAAGATGTTACAGTAGTTTCAAGACTAGAATTCCCTTTTACTTCATATTTAAACCACTCTTTAAGTAAGACCATAGATACATCAAATTCACAAGTCGTTAAATCTTGTATAATAGAATTAATATTTCCAAAATCTGTTAGATATACATTTTTTATGCCACCAAAGGCACTTTTACAAGGTAGCTTTCTACCAGTATTTAATAAACAAGGCATATGTTTTTTGTTTTATAAAAAAAAGGGTGAGCAGATAATCTACCCACCCCTTTAATTGATTAATTAATTAATTATGCGTATTCTACAAGGTCAGAAGCAATTCCGAATTGTACCGCACTTGTAAAACGCATTACCATTCTTACGTTGTTCGATGCGTCCAAATCTCCCATATCTAGTACACGTACTTCTTGAGTAGAATTTAGTAACCCAGTTCCAAAGTATAAGTTGCTACGTTGTGCTACATACATTTTGTTAGCTGATAAGCCTGGACAAACAAATATCTTCACTCCATTCACAGTAAGACTTCCGTTGTTCCACCATTGTGTTCCCATATTGTTAACACCATTTGCTCCTAAGCCGTTAGCTGCAAAACCTCCTAGTGCTTGTACATATAGTTTAGCTGCTTCTTGTCCAATGTATATAAATAAGTCCTCTTTTCCATAAAGCGCTGCTGGAATTGCATCTACTGCTCTTCCTAACTCAGTAATAATGTTAGCTGCATTTAAACCACCAGCTACCGCTCCTACTTGTTGTCCCGCTGGAATGTCCCCAGCCGCTGCAGAAGCTGCGATTAGTTTTTCAAAACCATCGAATGAATTGTTAGCTGCCGCTGCAGTATCTCCTTGCCAAATACATAACTCAGTATTTTGTGCTACTTCCGATGCTACGTGAGCAATTAAGAAATCAGAGAATTTTGGTGGCAAAGTCTGTCCAAGACCATAACCCATTGATTGTGCCTCCCAGTCGTTCACGAAATCATACTTACATAGTTGTAGGTTTACTTGCAATTCTTTAGGCTCAATAATTCTTTCAGTTAATGTGATAGTAGATGTTGGGTCAAAATCACAAGTAGCAGATTTTACTAATGCGTCTGTTGCCAATTTCTTAATTACTTCCTTAAAAGCAATATTTGCCTTTACTGTTAAACCACCGTCATCTATTGTTGATGCAGACAATAATGCCGCTGCGATATATTCGCCAGCAAATTCTCCAGCATAAGTTGTAGTGATGTTAGTCGTTGTTGCTAAATTTACGTTTCTTTTTTTCATTTTATTTATTTAATTTGTTTAGTACTCTATCAAGTGTTGTTGTAAATTGTCCTTTACCAAATTGCACTTGTTTTTTTTGTGCAGACTTTGCTTCTGGATTGTGTCTTATTGGTCTTCTTGAAGCAGACATCTCTTCCTTTTTCTTGTCTTCTTTTTCTTTGTCCTCGTATTTTTTCATATCTCCAAACTTCTTTTTAAGTTCTTCGATTTCAGACTTAACCTCTTCAATTACTGGAGCAATAACCTCAACTACTGCTTCTATAATTGCTTCTACTTCTGGCACAACCTCGGCTGGTACTTCAGTTTCTATTGTTTCATCTAAGTCTTCTGTTTCTTCCTTTTCTGTTCCAGCCTCTTCTTTTGCTGGCACATCGTCTGAAACATCTCTAAGGTCTGCAATTAC